AATACCAGAAGGAAGAGACCTGGTGGAATCTCCTTATAGCTTTGTCGTGACAGACAATAGTGGTGACACTTGGAAAGATATCAATTATCGCATGGATTCTTTGCGCACTACATGGGAAGGCACGATGAGCGGTATGCCATCCGACATCGAAGATATGTTGAAGAAGAGTGGCAAACTCGTGGAAGACGGAGCAAAAGGATGGGAAGGGTCTATGAGCGGTATGCCGTCCGCACTTCAAGATGCGCTGACAAAGAGCGGGAAAATCGTTAAAACAAGCGTAGCCAACACCAAGACCCAATACGATGGATTGACCAGTAGCGTGACGTCTAGCTTGACCACTATCGCGCAGAATGCCAAAGACAAAGTATCATCTGTGGTTACATCTTGGCAAGGGATGCCATCGAGCATTCAGGCAATCATGGAAAGCACAAACAGTGTCATCTCTACCAAGACAGCTGAAGGAGCTGCAGCCGCTTCCAACAGCGCACGAATCGGCAAAGAGGGTTCGGCTAATGAATATTCATCGCTGAAAGATCGAATTTCAGAGATATTTCAAGGCATTACGGACAACATCACTGGGCAGTCGGAAGTCGGAAAGAACAATCTTCTAACGGCTACTTCCTTGGGCACTTCTGGCACAAAAGAAGGATACCGTAATCTTGTCAATAAGCTCAATGAGTACATGGCGGCTATGGCAAATAATTCGGCTACGGCTACTAAGAGAACATTTCAGACGCTGGGTGGAATGCCTACCAGTGTGCAGAAGTATCTCGGTATTTCGTGGGACGGATTCAAAGAATCTGCTGCAATATCTTTTCCGATGTTTGCTTCTGGAGGATTTCCCGAAGATGGCTTATTTGCAGCGAACCACGGTGAATTAGTGGGCAAGTTTAGCAATGGTAGAACGGCAGTAGCCAACAACATACAAATAGTAGATGGCATTCGCGCAGGAGTAACGGAAGGTATTAGAGCTGTCTTAAGCACAAAACCTGCATCACAAACAGGTTCTGACTATGAAACGATGTACAGAGCATTCAGAGACGTTATGAAAGACATTAAGTTTCAACCTTCGCCTGTTGTTCTTGACGGCGAAGAAGTCGGTGAATGTGCAATACGAGTTATTAACAAAAAAACTACATCTAGCGGTATGTCACCGTTGAAAGCTTGAGGATTACGCATGGCAAGACCTTGGATATGGAATGGGCACGTACTAAAAACACCTAGCGAATACCCGTGGTTATTCTCTGATTTATCGTCAGAAGAGACAGGGCGCGCTTTAGACGGCACTGCTTACAAAGACATTATCGCACAAAAGCGTTCGTTTGATTTGGTTTGGTGGTCAGTTAAAGATCAAGGAGATGAAATGACAACAGTGCAGTTTATGTCATGGGTTAAGTCTGGCGTTTGGGGAACACTGTCTTTTCCTGATCCAACAAGTGCTACTAACATATCTAAAATATTTTACACGGGTGACGTTTCTTGCACCATGTATCAAATGAAAAATGATGTAGCGGAATACAAGCTCAGTGTTAGCTTTGTTCAACAGTAAGGAGAAAAATGGCAGACAGTATATGGCAAACAGCAGAATACAGAGATTTAATTAAGCGCAGAATTTCTAGCGCAGATTTATATTTGCCAAACACAGGCGTTATTGACATGTACGGAAACGGCGATTCATCTTCGTTGTTATTTAGGGGAAACGGAACGGACAAAACTCTGGTGTTCGGAGGTCAAACGTTAGATGCTGTGTTTTATACATATTATCAGACAGTGTTTGACGTTCGATTTGTCACAACTATCAATAAAATACCTTATACGTTTAACGGTTCAGCAATTAGTCAATGCACGTATTCTTCTAGTTCGTGCTCAAGCTCCAATTTGACTTTCGGAGATTTCATCGGGAAAACGGCAGAGATAACGTTTTTTGATGCGGATGACGAGTATGCGGACGTTGTATTTGATGATGCGGTTGGAACTTTGTCTTACGGCGTGCAACGCGAAAACGGAGAATATTATTGGGTGGACATGGGTTCGTTTGTTGTAGATGATTCTAAGCGCACTGGCATTACCATTTGGTTGTCGTTGTGTGACTTTCGTTCATCATTTGATTTTGTTCATACGGGGAGCATATCTGCAAATAGAACATTGTTTGAATTAGCGCAAGACGCTTGTGCGTCTTCTGGTATTGTCCTCGGAACACTTTTAACGGAATTGCCGAATGGTGGCGTAGTTGTGACAAATTCTGATTCGTTGTTGACCACGACCCCAACAATGACAGACATTTCTTTAATCAACTATGTTGCGCAAGCCACTGGCACATTTGCCATTATTGGAAGAGACAACAAGCTATACTTTAAGTGGTATAAAGAAGTTTCGCCGTTATATTCTATTGAGAAAACACACGCCTCATCTGGGCAAACTATTGCGGATTATACCGTTACGGTGACTGGATTGTCATGGACAACGGTAGAAGGGGTGAAACATACTAGCGGAACAACGGAATATTCTTTAGATGTTGCTAATAATCCGTTAGCTTTTTCTGACTACGATAGTTTATTAACTGGAATCTCTACCAACGTAATTGGCTTTTCTTACAACCCTATTGATATGCGTTGGATCGGTGATCCTGCTTTAGACGTTGGCGATATCATTATTGTATCTGATAAAAAAGGCAATGCATTTTCTATGCCCGTAACTACTATTTCCAATAAAAACTTATTGTCTCAAACTATAACGGCAGTAGGCGAATCTAGTCGAAAAAATTCTTCTGTTTCCGTATCTTCGTCCGTCTCTGCATCAATTGAAGATGTGAGGACAATCGCGCGATTTGGTGATATAATAGCAGACAGAATCAAAACAGGAACGTTAGACGCTAATATTGTTACTGTTAAAAACCTAAATGCAAGTGAAATTAACACGGGTACGTTAGACGCTTCATTGATTACCGTAATTAACATGATTGCACAGACGCTAACAAACAGCCCAACAGCTGACTTTTACGCTGTTACAGGTGACGTGACTATTAGCGGACATACAGAAAAGGGGATACTGGGGTATCTTAAAAGTTATTCTGAAAGCGTTCCTCTTTTTTCCCTTACTTGCTACAGAAACGCAGGGACGGGGTTAAATTATGCAACACTAAAATTGGCGGGAATGATATTTCAGGGGATTTCCTATGACTCTGGGGGGAAATATATCAATATTGATACTGGCGAATCCCTAATATACATGAGCAGTACGTTAAATTATACAGGGACGAGAGTCGGAGGGGTCATGACCCATGTGTTGGGAACAACAGACGCTGGCGTATTTTATTCCAACGACGGTGGAATAACCAAACATTGGCTAACATAAAAGGAGGACACAAAATGGCAGTAACACAAAATGAACTCATCACAGCATTACAGACACTACTAAGCACAAATCCAGTACGACTTGCAATGCGTTCGGGGCTTGCCTCTGAATTAGATTTAGCAGACTTACTTGTAGGAGAAATTGCGGTCGCTACGGATACGCTTCAAGTATGGGTCTGTACGGCTCTAGGAACATGCATACAGATTACAGGGGGGCTTACGGCACTAGGTTACTATGCTACTTCTGGAGATCTTTCTACGGCGCATCCTACTGGCACAGCAGGAGATATATATATTGTCGGTTCTGCACCATCGCACTTGTATACTTGGGGCGAATCGGCATGGGTTGACTTAGGCGCATATAACGACACGAGCACTTTTGCGGCTAACGGAAGCGTGTTACATATTACTGGCGACGAAACAATAACGGGATACAAGTCTGTGCTAAGTCCTACGTCAGCAGATCATATAGCTAATAAGGCATACGTAGATTCTGACTGGACGCCAATTTTAGAAACATGGGCGTATGCCTCTGCAACTACAATAACCGTACCAACAGGAGCTATTAGTAGATATCAAAAATTCGATAAAATCCGATACACACAAAGTGGAGCGGTCAAATATGGACGTGTCTTGTCAGTATCAAGTACACTTTTGACACTGATCCCTTCAGCTACATATTCAGTTGCCAATTCCGCAATATCAAATATTTCAATTAGTCGCAAAGCAACGCCGTTTGGTTTCCCCGGCATACGCGCATGGATGCATAGCTTTGCACTAGCAAGTAACGTTGTTGCACAGGGTGGTTCTTATTATGTTATTAACGATAATAATACAATAGGCATGAATATGTTTTTTTCTGCGACGGGAAATCTTATTGTACACGGTCAGTCCCTTTTTACTTTGCCAGAAAATTACAGACCGAGCGAGCAACTGACTGTGCCGGGATTCTACCAGCTATACCAACAAAGCGGCAGAAGTCCTTGCGATATACAGATCAATACGAACGGCGTAGTTTATGTGTTTTTCAATTCAGGCGAAACTTCTGGGAACCACATTTTCGGGAATGCAACAATTATACTGTGATCGATTTAATCAAATTTACGAAAGCAAAGAGGAACAGAAATGAATAACTGGATAGCAAGGTATTGGATCGAAGCCGTGTTTGCCGCGATTCTCGCATTGTTTGGAATCGGATATCGGAAACTATCGTGCAGGGTCAAAGAGAACGGGGCGATCCGGTGCGGTGTGACGGCACTTCTGTGGGACGCCCTGTACCGGATTTACAACGAAGCAGAAAAAGCCGAGGAAATCACGATTGACGCCCTGAAAAACGCGGAGAACATCTACAACCAGTATCATGCGTTAGGTGGGAACGGAACAGGAACCGAATTATACAACAGACTTTGTGATTTGCCGACACGAAAAACAAAAATAGCATCATTAACGGAGGAAATAAAATGAGTATATTAACAAAAAACTGGATCAAAGCAGCAGGAATCAGAGCGGTCAGAACACTTGCGCAGTCGGCGCTTGCGGCGATTGGAACAGCAGCAGCTATGCAGGATGTCAACTGGCTTGCTGTCGCCTCGGTCGCGGGGCTCTCGGCGATCATGTCGCTGTTAATGTCAATTAAAGGACTGCCGGAGGTGTCAGATGAATAACATCGAGTTTGTAGCGGCTGCTCAAAAACTTAAAGACGAAAAATACGGATACATCTGGGGCGCGAAGGGCGAGGTCGCTACCGAATCACTACTTCAGCGCTGTATTCGCGCGGCAAAAACGGCCGGCACATACACTTTTACCGACGCCAAAATCGCTTACGCGCGGCAAAAACTAATCGCCGCCGGCACAAGAGTAGTTGACTGCAGCGGACTGTTAACAGTCTCTGCAGGACTATCGGCACGAGGGTCTGCACAGATCTGGGCGGACTGTCAGAGCAAAAGTAGCGAGATCAAAGATATTCCTAATACCACGGGTCTTGTCGTGTACCGACCAGGGCACATTGGTATCTATCTCGGCAGCGGAAAAGTCATTGAATCGGGCGGCTACAGTGTTGGTGTCACGGTCACTCCGATCGCACAGCCAGCGACGGGCAAGGCTTGGACAGGGTGGGGCTATTGGTCTGCTATCAGCTACGACAGCCCTGTGACGGCGCCGTCACAGAACGCCGTTGATCCGCATTTGTTTAGTGTGACGCTCAAGCAAGACATGAATGTCAGATGCGCTCCAAACGCGACTTGTAAAATTATAACGGTCGCGAAAAAGGGTTTGGGGCTCGGCATCGCCGAGGTCTCGCAGAACGGAAACTGGGGCAGAATCCAGAACCAAGTTAATCCCCCGCAGTGGATTTGTATCGCCGACAAATATGTAACCCGTTCGGAATAAATCGTTATCAAGGAGAAGTTTAATAACGAAGAAATTGACATAGTGCACAAACAGAACCATAAATGTTTGTGCATTATTTTACAAGTAAAAACATCTAAAAGGGTTGACGGCACATCTTATCGGGCGTATAATGAATACATAAGAACAAAGAAACACCAACAAGCGGAGGGCAAAAAAATGAAACAGTACGGAGCAAACAAAAAGGCAGAAGTTAATAGCAAGCTGATATATAGAGCAGCAAAGGAAGGGAGAATATCGATTCCGCTTTGGTATTTTACAGAAGCAAAAAGCACCGGAGAATACTACGGCTATGACGACAGCAGAAACATTGAGAGAGCGGAAGGAAAATTTCAGATGGTAACAAAGGCTCTTGAAGAAGGAAACGACGCGGAAGCACAGAGGCTCGCAGAAATTCACATGAAATCAATCGAAGCGGACTATTCCCCGAAGTATTTTGCAAAACTTCCTAAAATGTTGATTAAGGTGAACATCTAAACCACTCAAAGCCGGGCGGGGCGGCATACCCCCGAAGCGTCAGGAGGCGCAAGAAAATGAACATATTATTTGAATCTGTACCAGCAACCAGAGAAAATAAGCACGAGATCGAAGCACGCAAGATTTTTGGGATGGACGTTGACGTCGCTACTGTATATTTGGTTATCAGCGACTGTGACATGGCTTATGATTATTTTGAAAAAACAGACCCGGAGCGCACAAACTGGTCAACCGATGACGGTGGAGTTGTGTATTTTATATCAAAGGAGGGAGCAAAATGAAGAAGTTAGAAATGGCAAGAAAACCGCACACGAGCGCGGAAACGCTCGCGCTGTTGGCTCAAGATAAGGACGATATTGTGCGGTGGACGGTCGCAAGAAATCCGCACACGAGCGCGGAAACGCTCGCGCTGTTGGCTCAAGATAAGGACGATATTGTGCGGTGGACGGTCGCGGGGAATCCACACACGAGCGCGGAAACTCTCGCGCTGTTGGCAAAAGATGAAAACTGCGTGGTGCGGGGGGCTGTTGCTCAAAATCCAATCACGAGCGCGGGATGTGATGAAATTCTCCCGTCGCAAGCAGGCAATTAAACAAAATTGCTATTTTGCTTAATTAAAAATACACGAAAGGAGGTGAAATCATGATAAAAAACGCGAGAATAGCTGCAGGGCTCACGCAGAAAGAGCTCGCCGCGAAAATCGGAACAACTGCTCAGGTAATCAGCCGCTACGAGGTCGGAGAACAAGAGCCGACAGCGTCCAGGTTGAGGCTGGTCGCCAAAGTTTTGGCAGTAAAAATGGAAGAATTATTTTAAGGGAGGAGAAAAAAAATGAAAATAGTACTTTTGATCCTGGCTATCTTTGTCATCACGGTCTTTGTCTTGTCGCTGATCGTCTTAGCGACGTACACCCGCTCCTTTTCGGATTTAATCACTGTCATTTTAACTCGCCGCCGTCACAGACGACAGGAACGAGAGCTAAAGCAAGCCCACATCCACCGCGTCCCTGCCCCCGTGCTGGGCACGCAGATAAGAAGTACAGATACAGACCATAGCGCAAGCTTTGGAGATTGGTAGGGGAAAGCAATCATGGATATAAGAATATTATCAATGACACTTAACAATTTTAAAGGCATCAAGGACTTCGAATTTTTCCCAAACGGAAAAAGCGCAATAATTTCCGGAAAAAATGGGACGGGTAAGACATCTGTCTTTGACGCGTGGCTCTGGCTTTTGTTTGATGCTGACTCGCGCGGAAATACTGGGGCTGACGCCGCGAAGACTACAGCAGGAGCTGACTTTGTTCACAAAATTTCGCACGAGGTAACAGCCACCATTTCTGTCGACAATAAAACGGTCACTCTTCGCAAGGCGATCGCGGAAAATTGGGTCAAACCTCGCGGAAAAGCAGAACAGGAATTCGCGGGGAACGCATCAAAATATTGGATCGATGATGTACCGATGCAGCTTAAAGATTACTCCGCATATATCGGCACCCTTGTCTCTCCGGATCTCTTCAAGATCGTTTCTGATCCGCTTTGCTTTTCTACTAAAATTAAGTGGCAGGAACGACTAGAAATGCTTGTAAAAATGTCTGGCGGCGTATCGGAGGAAGACGTAGCGATCGGAGATTACGAGCTCGAGCGTCTTCTCGTCAAAATGGGCGACAAGAATTTTCCTGATTTCAAAAAAATGACGCAAGAAAAAATCCGGCTGCTAAACAGTGAGATATCGTCGATTCCTGACAGGATCGACGAGTGCACGCGGGCTTTCCCGCCCGATACAGATTTTTTGTCCGCCGAAACAGAAATTTCTCGGCTAAAACTTGATGCCGCAGAAATCGAGAGAAAGGAATTAGATTTTTCAGAACTTACAAAACCCGCGATCGCCGCGAAAGCAGAAGTATTTAAGCTTAAACAAGCAAGAGAGGATGCCGTTCATTTGCTCATCGGTGCGAGAAATTCTGAGAAACGGAGAATTTCGGAAAAAATACAAATGAAAGTTTCGGAAATTCAATCCGCCGGGGCAAGTAGGGCAAGAATTGCGGAAGCAATCGAAGCGGCGAAAAGTCAAGAAATTGACGTTGAAAAACAAAATGTTGAGCTTCGCGAGTCCTTTCTTGCCGCGCAGTCAGAAATTCGGAGGTTGGCAAACGAAGAATTTGATTGCGTTGGCGTTATTAAAAACTGCCCGACTTGCAAACAGCTGCTTCCGCCGGAGGTGATTTCTGCAGGGGTCGAAAAGCTACGAGCAGATTTCGAAAGTGACATAGCGAAGAAAATTTCGGAACTTGAGCAAAAAATAAAGGCGATTAACGCGAGCGGAATTTCAAATAAAAATTTTGCCGAACATCTCCGAAAATCGCAGGAAGAATCCGCTGTCAAAGTAGCGGAAGTTGACGCCATGATCGAGGCGGCTAAAGCGGAAATTGATCAGCTAAGGATTGCCGACGCAGAACTTGCACCATTTTTGGAAAAAGACGCGATCTTGGACGCCTCGATTTCCGAAATCGACAAACAAATTGCAAAAGCAGAGGAAAGATCGGTCGAGACGCCGGACGCCGCGATTGCGGAAATTAGGAGTCAGAAAGCAATGATACTAGACAAGATCTCCGCTTTTGACAAAGTGTTAAACAATCGTGATGTCGCAAAAAAATTAGAAGCTCGAATCTGCGAGCTAGAAGCTGATTTGAGATCAAAGTCCGCGACAAAAATCGCACTAGAAGGCGACATATACCAATGCGAGCGGTTTGTCCGCTCGCGGACGGAAAAACTCGAAAGCAAAATCAACGGGATGTTTCGCGGTGTCGGGTTTAAGCTATTTTCCGAGCAAGTAAACGGAGGACTTTCTGAAACTTGTGAAGCAATTGTGAACAATACAACATTTTCAAAAGCGAACACAGCCGGGCAGATCAACGCCGGCATGGATATCATCAGAGCAATCTGCAGTTATCATGACGTTTACGCCCCTGTTTTTGTTGATCGATTAGAATCCGTGAATAATTTGTTACAAATTGAAAGTCAAACAATTGGTCTTGTTGTGTCGCAGGGCAAAGGCTTAACAGTCGTTTAAAAATTAAGGAGGAAAGAAAATGTCAAACGAATTATCAACAAAAGAATATAAGGAAAAAATGGTATCGACGGTCATGTCGGAACTCCAGAGCGTAGCGGGACGCAGGATTTCGCTTCCGAAAAATTACGCCCCACAAAATGCGCTTGCCTCGGCAATGCTTATTTTAGAGCAAACCGTCGACAAAAACGGAAAGCCAGTCTTGCAAGTTTGCTCCGCGACGTCCGTCAAACAAAGTCTTCTTGACATGATTCTCGCCGGATTAAATCCAGGGAAAAGACAAGGGTATTTTATCGCATACGGCACAAAGCTGTCATGGATGACATCGTATTTTGGACACATTGCGCAAGTAAAAGCTGCAGATCCCGAAATCCTAGATGTGTTTGCAATGTGCGTTTACGCCGGAGATGTTTTTGCCTATGAAATAAAACGCGGAAAAAAAATAATTTCGAAGCACGAGCAAAAACCAGAAAATGTCAAGAGCGACAGGATCACCGGGGCATACGCGACGGTGATCTACAAAGACGGGTCAGAAATGTCGGAATACATGACTATTGATCAAATACATACATCATGGCAGTTTGGGCAGTCAAAAGGAGATTCGAACGCTCACAAACGAGCTCCGGAAGAGATGTGCAAGCGCAGCGTCCTTAACCGTCTTGTAAAGCCGATCATCAACGGCTCTGACGACAGCGAGCTCGATGCATGGGGTGATCTGGACGAAGAAATCGAGATTGGCTCAGCAACTGAATATATTGACATTACGCCGGATGATGATTTTTTAGAAAGCGTCGAACCCGTTGCCTCTCTTGATAAACCGAACAAAACCGAACAAATGCAGTTCGAAGAGCCGGGGTTTTAAGCGTGAATCTACACGTAATCAATACCGGGTCGAGAGGCAACTGCTATTTACTGACTGACGATCAGGGGCGAGTAATCGCCCTTGACGCCGGGGTCAGCGTTAAAAGGATTGCGGCGGCGCTTAATCACGA